TTCGAAGACCAGAACTCTATCCAATTGAGCTAAGGACCCATTGTTGGTACCTCGTGATGGAATCGAACCACCGTAACCACCGTGTAAGGATGGAGTTCTACCATTAAACTAACGAGGTGTCGACTGCTTGGTACCTGGCAAAGGTAATGCTCCTCTGTCTCACGATTATCAGTCGTGTGCTCTACTTTTGAGCTAGCCAGGTTATGTATGGTCTCGGGTGAGGGATTTGAACTCTCATTTTTCCTGGTCCCAAACCAGGTGCCATAACCAGATTAGGCGAACCCGAGATTGTTGAATTTGATGATTTATCAATTATTAATCTACCGCTAGGACGGACTGTTAACCGTTTCCCGGCAGGCCGGATTTGAACCAGGCTTCTTCAAAACTTGTTGCCCCAGAATGGAATCAAACCAACGAGGCGTAAAAACCCTCCAGCTGTCCAGTCAAGCAACAGAGGAGGGCCGTGTTAACACTGGTGCCCCATGTCCGACTCGAACAGACCACATCCTGATTACAAAACAGGTACTCTACCAGATGAGCTAATGGGGCGAAACTTTATGCTGCCAAAATCATTTTCATACGATCAGCTGCACAGCTGGCAGCGAATGCTCGGGGCTTGACCACAGGTATCACGTTGCACATGCCACGTATGTAACCCACAGCTTCCTGTATCACACAGCTGGATCCGTACATTTCATCGGGATTGATGTCCAGGTGTACTTCCACGGCACGATCTTCCAGCACATCGGTCAGTTTGAGATACAGTTCAGCGATCTTGTACACTTCGTTCATGAGTCGCATGCGAGGACGGTCTCGTTTTTGATCCCAGTCTCGTTCGCGCTGTGTTTCTCCAAAGATCTTGCAACCGTTGTTGCCGTTGATGTGTACCACGATGGCCAAGGTATAGTCAGCGTACCATTGGCCGTTCATTCGGAATCGTTCACTGTCGCCACCGATATAGATTCTGGTCTCTGGCGTTTGCGCTTGTATGAAATTCTTGACTGCATCGATATTGATTGCTTGATACATGACCATCCTTGAGTTAGTGTTGGTAGAAGTAGTTGGATTCGAACCAACGGTCTCCGCCGTATGAAGGCGTTGCATTAGCCGCTATGCTATACTTCTAGTGGAGCGGGTAGCGAGAATCGAACTCGCGACTCTAGCTTGGAAGGCTAGGGTAATACCATTTTACGATACCCGCTTGGTGGGATGCCTAGGTAACGATCCTAGCCAATCGCAGTGATACGGGATTTACAGTCCCGGCCCCGTCCTTAGAGGTATATCATCCCATATTTAAAAATTGGTGGGCTAGTGTGGAATCGAACCACCTAACTCGCTATGTCGTAGCGGGCTGAAACCATTTCAGCGTCAAGCCTAAAAACTTGGTGGAGACCGAGGAAATCGAATCCTTCTAGACAGCATCCTTGCAAGGGATACCCGTAGCCCACTACTGCCCCCAAATTGTTTGGCTCCATCTGTTGGATTCGAACCAACCTTCTCCGGTTAACAGCCGGGCATACTCGCCAAGAATATTAAGATGGAATAGATTTTAACACACTCCGCCACGGCGATTTCACTCCCACCGGGTTCCAGAATGTGTATAGTAAAGCACACTGTCCGAGATCCCCGAGGGACCATGGTCCGGCTTGCCACTTTCAGTGTGCTTTACTATATACTGATTTTTCATCTCACAAAAGAGACTCCATCCTAGTACCCGCCCGTTCAACATGCTGTCTTTATAGTGCCTTGTTATGGACCTCGTTTCCGAGACACTTAAAACAAAAAACCCCGGAGTTGTTAGTTCCAGGGTTCTTGAAGTTTGCGGAATAATTTTACCTAACTATTCCATCCTTCATGAACCCAGATCTGCTCTGCCGGTGCGCGATCATTCGTCAGACTAATCGCTGACCAATAGGCGCCCACGCCCATCTGCTTGGTGCAATTAAACTTCGAATGTAATCGTATGTGCGACATTTGCTTTTCCATTAAATTTTATACTATACAATGATTGTACGATCTATTTATATCTCTGTCAACCAAGTGGTTGATTAACTGCATGTTATTGGACAAATACGTCAAACTCAATGCGGGTAAAAATTGTATCTTAGCAATAATTATAATTGACTTTGACATTGTATGTCAACCATAACAACTATATGGTTGCAACTCACACAATGTTGATGCTACAGCGATGTTAATCTTGGGGTGTTTTTGAAGCTTTCAAAAACACAAACACCCAGTCTTCGATCACCTGGTCGGAATCCTGTGACTTCGTGGTATACATCGACCTTGAGTCTGTGCCACCTTAGTGGTTCAATCACATGACTTTCATACGGCACCGTATCTGCTTGATCCCGGTACCAATTGGTGGTTACTGTGGGATTTCTTTGATCTATCAAAAAATTATAGGTTAAATTTCTACGGCCATCGACATGTTTTTTGCCATGGGCAACAAACTGTTGCACGTTGACACTGTCATAGGTGTAGATTTTGGGATCAAAAATTGTTGATATGAAATCGTACAGATTTTTTCTTGCTTCGCAAATACGATACGTAGTACACGTGGGAGTCGAATACGCCTGATTGTTATCTATTGCCAAATATATGTCTGGCCACAGAAATTCCGGAATAGGTGGTAGGTCGATGTATTCAAAATTTGGCATAGGACTATTTATTTTTATAATATTGAACTCTGACTGATTAGATCATTCTTTGCCGGTCAATTTGACTCGATCGGAGCATCCCAGAGTGTGTGCCACTGTTTGCATTACCTGTTGCTTTGCTGTTATACTCATCCCCTATAATTTTAAAAATGGCAGGAATATCCTGCAGGCATCAAATTCCCACCAACGACCGCTGATGCCTGAACCAAAATCATAATTGCCCGGACAGTGATGATGATTGTTATGCCACCCTTCACCCCAGGTCAGATATCCGGTCAAGATGTTGTTGTAGGTTCTGTCTTGAGTTTCAAAATTTCTGTAGCCAATGCCGCTGCGTATGTGTCCCACTGTGTTGGTAATGTTGGCATGAAAAAATGATATGCCGGTTACTAGAAAAAATCCAGTGAATGCCAGGCGCCAATCCACTACACACACTATCAAAGGAACCAGCCACATGATCTTCAATTGGTTTCTATGAAACCATACATGATTGGGTTTTCGTAAAAGATCAACCGCGTACCTGATGTTGATCATCATGTTGTTCTGGGTGATTTGAAAATACCAGCCAACAAAAGCATGAAAAAATCCGTGTGCTACCGGGCTGTGGATGTCTCTTTTGGTATCACAGTGTGAATGATGGTATCCTCTATGCAGTGCGGTCCACATGATGCTGGACCCCTGACCCGAAAACACAGCAAAGAATAATATGATGTTTTCTTTCCAGGCTGGCAGGTGATGTGTTCTATGACTGAACACTCTATGATACCCTACTTCGGCACCTAGTCCGCATACCAACATCCACATAATCAGAGTGGCACAAAGATAATGCGCAGCAATTATACCTATGGCCAACATGTAGACAGCACTTCCGGCCAACACAAGCACAGGTATCCAAACAAACCATATGGCTTTGGAAATATTTTTAAACATTTGATATCTCCTGTTGTTGATAAATTCGTCGAGTGTTGCCGCCGACTAGGCTGACAATTTCGTTGTCTTCAACATCGCGTAGCACTGTGAGTCCCGGATGTATTACTGCATTTTTTCCAATTCGCATGTTGCCACCGATCTTCATGAGTCGTACACCAACACCCACATAGGTATTTTCTCCAATTTCTGTATTTCCTCCAACAAAGCATCCGTGTTGAATTGTTACATTTTTGCCTAGCCTGGACCCATGAGAAATTTGAGTGGCTCCATGTATAAAACAGTGATCTCCAAACTCTGTATTTGAGTGTATGTCCACAAAGTGTGCTACACAAACACCCTGCCCAAACTTTGCTGTTTTACTGATACGACTTACCTGGCTCACCATCAAATTTGCACAGGTCAATTGGTGTTGATCTACTAAATCTATAAACTTGATTCTTTTTCCTACATTGCGTGCTACCGAGGGTACCGGATTAACACCTATAAAAAAATCATACTGTTGTTTCAATTGTTCAAAATCACAGGCAGATTCAGATGCTATAATCGGTAACCCATACATATCTGCGGTGTTGCCGTAATAGTCACTATCAATTATACCACGAACTTCAAATCCGCCTATTTCAAAATGTTCTATTAGATCTGGAAGGATTTGACCGCATCCAAGAAAAATTAATGGTTTTGACATTTGTTGTTCTTTCAAAATTAAAATTTAATTGACCAAAGATATGATATATTACACCAGATTCTAGACTAGTGCCAGGTCGATATATTCAACGTAAACTATTTACTTTTATGATAGTCACAATAATTCAAGTTCTACTGCTGATTGATACTCGAGCTCAATGCTGATAAAGATTGTGCCATCGGGCTGTGTCGGCTCGTACCTTGGAATCGAGCGCACGATAGTCTGTTGCCCAGGGCAACAGCATCTGATGCATCTGATAAAATTCGCGTGCTTCCGCAGAATCAAATATCTTGGTCATTTTTTTGTACCAATGGTCTCGTATATCGCTAGCGGTCCCGGGTGGCAGGTACATGGCATAAAAACCAGTATAATCAAAATCCTGGCCTAGTTTTTTTAGACTGGGTATTTTGACAGCATCGTTGTTGTTATGGTATTCTTCAGTCAAGGCCAGGGGCACAACATTGTTGCTCACAATTTGTTCATACACACTGGCGTAGGTCACTAATGCTATGTCTAGGGTGTTGCTGAGAAGATTCTGTACCACAGGAGTATCACCATTGTAGGGCACATAGGTCACATCCATGCGACCGAGAATCGCCTTGGCAATTGCGGTGTTAGTAGCACTGGAACTGCCCGCTGCGATTGGTCGAGAACGAGCCTGTTGTTCCAGCTGTGCCCAGGATGTGATTCCGCTTTTTTTACTGGCCACTACCGCATAAACAAGTTCGGCAGTATACATCATGGGTGTCAACGAGTCCACTGTGGTTCTCAGCTCTGGATTTTCCAATGGTTTGAATACCATCGGTCCGCTTCCAGTCAACAACAACACAGTGCCATCGGCTGGAGATCTGGCGAATTCTTTGACAGCCATTTGGCCACCGGCCGAAGGCATATTTAACACCATCACAGTATCGCCTTGACTGTTCAATTGTTGTTGCACGAACCTGGCCACAAGGTCCCCAGCGCCTCCGGCCGGGTACGACACCATGATGCGCAAGGACTCAGCCGAGCAGGTGACCGATAAAAAAATTGACATCAGTAAAATTATCTTTTTCATATTTGTTGATCCAGTTCATTGAGTGATTTGGATTTTATTTATTGAGGTACCCGTACCAATAAATATTTGTACAACACACTACAGAATTGGCACATGTCCAACATATATTATCAAGTAAGGAATCAGACATTTTTCAACAAATTCCTAGCAGCCAGCCACGCATCCAAACATGATCTGCAGATAAGATTCAATCTTTACGATGAAGCATTTGACCAATGTGACTGGAGCCAAGAGCCAGAAACCACGTGGGACCAACTGTTAGATATCCGGGCTCTGCAGATCGCAACCATGAAAAAACCCATAGTGTTTTTCTTCAGTGGCGGCACTGACAGCTATACCATGTACCAGGTTTTTAAAAGAAACAACATATTCATCGATTTGGTCTACATCAGACTGCACGAATATGAATCACACGAACAACAACCGGTGCTGGAACTGTTGCACAACGGAGGATTTCACAGCGATACCAAAATCGTGTACAGACACGAGTCTGAATTCCTGACCAACGATTCAACATACAGCAACGAAAACTGGATCTGGGAAAAACCCATGCGATACCAATGGGGACTCGCCAACGCTGGTGATGCTCCTAGCCTGGCACACGTGGAAAAAATCCTGGATACTAGCGATTTTGTAGCCGTGATAGGACTGGAAAAACCTCGACTGCATTTTGATCACACTGGTGTCTATTCGTACCAGGATGACGAAAATTTTTGTAGACCCATGGGCGAGCCGCGATTGGTGTGTTTTTATCTAGATCCTGCTTTGCCAGAACTGCATGTCAAACAAAGCTACATGTTGCTGAACTATGTGAAAAGCCTTCGCCCGCAAGCGACTCGACCCGAACAGCTGGCCGATTACAATCAGGTTCACAATGCCACTCGGTTCAGCTGGTTTGACTACAGCATCCACGGTTGTGGAAGATTTGGTGACCTCAATTCCAGTCACCATGCGCATCAAGGAAATTTCACATCGGTACTTACGCTGTCTGACACCGGAAGATTTGAAAAATATTTCCATCACGGTCGATTTCGGCAATGGTTCGAAGATGGTTTCAACGATCGAGTGGTAAAAAATTATCTTGCTGGCATCAACAGCGTGGTCACTGACAGTGCCGGCAAGTATCTGTTACAGGATCCAAACAATTTTTTCAGCATACGACAGTTTAGATCAAAACACTATCGCCTCACATTCTAGTGAAATTTTGATAAATAACAATATCAGTTACCAGGAGACTTGAAATGCCATATCAAATAACAACAGTAAGTCATACTGCTGAAATGCAGTTTGATTCCAACGGAAATCTTGCTCCTGGTGCAGTCTATCTGGCAGATCTATCTGCTGCTGGACTCAGCTTTGTTCAGCCCAACAGTATAACAAACAACAATGATGGTACTACAACCACGATTAGACATTTTGATGATTTCGTCCTGGCCCTAGCCTGGGAAAAGGTTATCCAGGCTCGAACAGCAACCATCTCAACCAAACTTGTTGTAGTTCAATAGTAGATCAAACAAACGGTCTACGATCAAATTCGCGAATGGCCTGATGTGTCAACGCCCGGGCAGTGCGTATGGCCCGAAATGCGCGACTGAGTTTTTCCTGCTTGCTGATCTGCCCACTCAAGGTACGGCTCAACTGTGAGGCTGTCTGGGTTTTTTTAGGTGCTGGTTTACTCATGTCGGTTTCCTTGATGTTGTATTGTAACTAATACAGTATACAGTATTACAGTCGCACTGTCAATGCACACAAGATATTTGACTCTGTTTTTGGCGATATAAATATCGCTTCATAGACTCTGAGAGTTGCCGTGAAATACATAATGATCGTGTACATGCCCGGGCATGCTGGAAATTTCCTGTCACGACTATTCGGCCTGAGTACCGAGACCATACCGCAGATGCCCAAGACCACCGTGGAACATTTGTTGCGTCAGAAGCTGGCTATTCCACCGGATCTTGATCGTGTTGCACTGTATCGATTTGATCAGGCTGCCCAATTTTCCAGCTGGCAACAGTACCATCGTGCTTGGTCGGATTTTTATCAGGCCGATCAACTACAGGAACTCAATCGGGTGTCGGGCGAGATCTACAACACTGTGATACATGCCATACATCCGCACGAGTTTGTTAAAAATCTATACCAGATCAACACTCGAATTGATCTGGCCGGTGCCAAGTTTGCCAAACAAGATCCACAGCCCTGGTCACATGGAATATATCATGTACAGTTGCGCATGCATGATGACTGGGTCGCACAACAACAGGAACAGTTGGGATTCCAATGGCGCGATCGGGAGGCTCAACAATTCGATCACATCGCACAGCACTGTAGCGATCGATGCATCGATCTAGATCGCATGCTGATCAACCAATCAGAATTCTTGGCCGAATATCGAGACCTGTGTGAATCTATGTCAATAACGGCCAATCCAGACCAGGCCTTGATGCTGTATGCAAACTGGCGTTCCATCAGATATCCGATCTAGCATGTTAAAAATCATAAGCCGACCTCCCAACGATGAGTTTACTCTGTACCTGTTTCAAGAACTGGTCACTAAAGGTCCCGGGCGCGATTGTGAATCCTACTACATGTGGGGTACACCTCCTGAGCGGTTGGAATCTTTTTTTGAAAATACGCTATTCCAATCCTCCACTGTGATCATTGGCATCAAGGACCTGCTGGATCTGTGGAAAGGATACAGCCATTGGCAACACACTCAGCAAGCCGGGGTGGATCTGATTGTACGGTGTGTGCGACGATACCCTGACACCATGTTTGTGATTTTTACCAGTCTGGAGAATCTTTATCTGGAGTTACAGGAACCCAATGTGCAGATCATACCCTGGGGCGGAGACTGGGTCAATCAATTGATCGAATATCGACGACTAGAACCAGTAGCAGACAAAAATTTTGCCAGCACCAAGACATTTATCAGCCTCAATCGCAACGTGCGAGATCATAGAGTGGTGTTGTTGAGCTATCTATTTGGACAGGATCTGGATCAACATGGCCTGATCACGTTCCTGGGAATCGGTGTACAGGAACAGCCGGAATCGGAAAATTTCCGAGAACGTATCCAATGGGAATTTGACAGCCACAATCAGCATGTTGAGCCGATCATGCAACGCGGCTATGAACGATTTTATTCCAATCAGTCACTGGTTGTGGACGATTATCGCATCTACGCACCCAACAACTCCAACGACAATTTCTCCAATTTCAATCGTCAACTGAGACACAAGTACCGAGACAGTTTTGTGGAAATCATATGCGAAAGCAGTTTTGTCACTCCAGCATTCATGTTGACTGAAAAAACGCATCACAGTTTTTACGCATTCAATTTTCCTATCTTGATAGCCGGTGCCGGAGCTGTGGCACACCTGAGAGAGATTGGGTTTGACATGTTTGATGACATCATTGATCACAGTTATGATTCAACAACTAATCCGGTAGATAGAATCACACAGGCCATTGATCTAAATCGAGCTATCCTGACTCAGCCGGATCTGGCCAAGGCATTGTGGCAGGCCAACCAGGACCGATTCTGGCACAATCTAGACGTGGCCAGATCCGGCATGTACTCTTGGTACAAACAACGCACCTTGCGGCTGATCGATCAGATCCGTTGGCAATAATGATAAAAGTTTTTGGTTGATCGCTGTCAACTTGTTCGGTCTCAAAGGCGTTATATTAGTATAACCAGGAGATTGTTATGAGCATGCAACACAGTTTGACCAAGTTCAATCAACGCAGGATGGCAAGAGGCATGCAACCTGTTACTTTGCAAGAATGGCGTCGGGTATATCGATTGTTTGCACACTAGCACGCTCATAGTAGCAACGCTCGCTGTCTGAGTGAGTCAACACAAATGCCAATCGTTCCAGCACTCGTGCGCTGGCCGGATTGCGTCGCAGGGTATCGGCCCTGATCGTACCAGGATACTGATCCAGCACCTGCTGAACAGCCCGAGTGGCCAGTCCTGATCCGCGATAATCTACCCCCAACCAATAACCAATCACATGGTAGTGACCGTGGTCCTGCAACTCGACTGCGCCGGCCACACAGCCGTCTATCCGGATCACAGATATGTGCAAGGCCGACATGGCCAGTATGGCTTCATAATGCAGGCTGAATTGATCCAGGGTGGCCTGGGCCAACCAGCCCAATTCTTCCAAGTGGTCTCGAGATCGAACCACTGTTTGATGCAGTTCTTCGATGTCGGAAGTTTGCAAAGTTGCTGTAGAGAACATGACATACTTATTTGCACAGTTAAACAGCAAGTTAAAATACCAGGCATTCCAGTTAAATACTAACAGGAGTCAATACATGCACAACATCAACAAACTACTGATATTGCTGGTTTTGGTCAGCGATGCCGTCGCGGCGCCGTTGCCAGATTTCACATTCAAAAGCCCCAGTTTCAACGGTTCGGGCTATGGTACATATCAGCTGACCATAGAAAACGAACAGTATACTAGACAACAGGCTGTGCTAAGTGCGCTACAATCAGCACAACAACAGGCGATAGCCACAGCGGCCAGTAATCCCATCAACCAATTTTTGACCAATTTGGAATCAAGAATCTACGCACAGATCAGTCAAAACTTGGCCACTGCCATGTTTGCCAACAACAACTGTAGCGCAGGACAACCCTGCGGCGGAACCATGAATTTCCAAGGCAATACCATACGCTGGAGCAAAGATCCAACCAATCCCAATCAGATACTGCTACAGGTAACTGACAATGTGGGCAACATAACCACTATAACTGTGCCCTTAGGCAGTTTTACAATGACCAACTGACATGAAAATACTATTATCCTTGGTGCTTGCGGCTATATTATCTGGTTGTGCTACCACGCAGAAAATGGGTGTTGAGCACAAGCCTGAACTGGTGCCAACCAAACTACAACGAGAATTTGATTCTGTGCCTTTGCCGGCTGGCCCCAAGCTCAGCGTGGCTGTGTATCAGTTTACCGACAAAACTGGACAACGTAAACCCACTCCAGGTATTGCCAGCTTCAGTACCGCGGTCACACAAGGTGCTGATGTGTTCTTGATCAAGGCCTTACAGGATGTGGGACACGGCCAATGGTTTGATGTGGTCGAACGCAACAACCTAGACGCCTTGACCAAAGAACGCTTGATCATCAAACAGATGCGCGAAGCCTACGAAGGCAAAGAAGCCAAACCTCTCATGCCCATGCTGTTTGCTGGCATCATATTCGAAGGCGGTATCATTGGTTATGACAGCAGTGTAGAATCGGGTGGCACAGGATATAACTTCTTGGGCATAGGTCCTAGTACACAATACAGTAAAGATGTGGTGACCATAAGCCTCAGGGCCATAGCAGTCAACACTGGCAAGATAGTGGCTGCGGTCACAGTAACCAAGATCATCTACAGTACTGCGGACAGTTTTGCTGTGTTAAAAAGCATCGAACCCGGTGGCAACATTGTAAGCAAGGTGTTTGATGGCACCACCGGAGCTGTCAGTGCCACAGCCGGCATATTCCAATTTGAAACTGGATTGACCATAAATGAACCCGGTACCTTGGCAGTGAAAACAGCAGTGGAAGCCGCAGTGGTCGAAATCATACGCGAAGGTGAGCGCAAAGGAGTATGGGATTATCGCAAACCTGAACAACCACGAGTGCAGATCACGCCGCCGGCTACTGTGGCGGAAACAGTCCCAGCGGCTGAGCCAACACGAGCTGTGGAAGTTGCAGAACCAAAAAAAGAAAAAATTGAGATTGCCAAGTTGGACAAAATGTATTTTGTAAAAAATACTCGAGTGTACACAACAAAATCCAATCTCGATGGGCCTGTGTATGGCCCGTATGTGGTAGTTTTGGCCAACCAAGTGGCAACAGTGACCAAAACGCAATTCAAAGATGTGGTACAAATACAAACCGATTCAGGAGTCAAGGGATTTGTAAAACAAGATAGATTGAAAAATCTACAGACAGCGAACGATTAGGAGTCGCAAAAAGGCCAAAAGAGCCAAAAGGAAAACGCAATGAAAACAAGACTAGCCAAACTAATAATAACAATGCTAGCGATAACGGGTATAGCAGGAGCAGCCGATAACAGCATCTACATAGACCAAACCGGTGACAATTCCACGATCAATATAACCCAATCAGGTTATGGTAACGTGGTACGAGGTATACAACCCCTGCCCAATGCCAACGATAACACTGTGAATGCCCGAATATACGGCAGCAACAATCAATTGGCCATTACCCAGACTGGTAGCAACAATCGACTGGATCTGGGCGTACAGACCATGACCGGCAACGGCGGAGCAGGCAACCCCACTGTGACTTATACCGTGACAGGTGACAATGCCAAAGCCAAAATTGACAGCAACAACGAAGGTACCGGCATCAGTGAAAGCAATTCGATCGCAGTAAATCAGACCGGTAACAATTCTGGATTGAATGCTCGGGTCCTGGGCGGTGAAAACTCCTTGAGTATAAACACCGGAGGCGGCGACGGCAATGGGGTCAATTCATTTGTCAACGGTGGTAATAACTCCCAAAATATCAGTTTGTTGGGTGGTGGCAACAACGTGGCCACAGTATTACAAGGTGTAGCCAGTCCAGTCAATAACAGCAGTGTGGGCATTAACTTGGTTGGTGCCAGCAACGTGTTCAGCATAACACAAGATGGTGGCACTGCGGGCAATCAGGTCACTGTGGGCGGATACACAGGTGGGTCAGCCATGACCGGCAGTGGTAATTCAATCACTGTGTCACAATACGGCAGCGCCGACAACACGGCCAATTTGGGTATTACCGGCAGTAACAATACCATAACAGCCAATCAAGCTGCTGGTGCTGCTTCCAACAATGTGCTCAATCTCAAAATGAATGGTAGTGGCAACACTGTGGGCGTTTCACAAGGCACAGGCACAGCCCCGCCACCTTCTACCGTTGGTCTGCGTTGATGAAAATATTGTTGTTTCTCAGTTTGTGTTTCGTGTCAGTGAATCTCTGGGCTGGTATTGGTACTATAACCGAACAGGCCAACAATCCAGCATCGATACAAAGACAAAAGACCACATTGTCTGGCACCAAAGGAACAGCAGTAGAAATGGAAGATGCTGTAAAAACCGGACAGGGCAAAGTGGGCATTACCTTTGCTGACGATACTAGAGTACAAGTGAACGAAAATAGCCGATTGGTCATTGACGACTTTGTGTATGATCCAAAAAAACCCACCGCAGGCAAACTGGCACTCAACATGGCGTCGGGCACGGTGCGGTATGCGTCAGGGGCTATTGCTCATGACAATCCCAGCAAGGTTTCTATCAATACACCCACCGCCACTATCGCTGTTCGTGGAACTGATTTTACTACCACTGTGGATGAACTGGGTTCTAGCACAGTGATATTGTTGCCCAGTTGTCCGGCTGGTTATGCTGATATAGAACGTGACTGCAAAATTGGCATAATTGATGTGATCACTGATGCCGGACAAGTCACACTGGATCAGGCCTTTCAAGCCACAAGAGTGGACAGTCGTGGCACGCCACCAACTCGACCGGTCATTGTGCGACTGACTGCTGACAGCATCAGCAATCTGTTGATCCTGAGTCCGCCGCCTGAGATTCGTCGAGCAGTATCGGACCAACGAGAAATGAATCGAGTCAATGCTCTTAGCCAGGATTTTCTCAAAGAAGCCGATCTCAGCAACGTGTTGACTGAACAACAACGAACCATATTTGCCAATAGGCTCAGCCAAAACTTTTTGGATCAGGACTTTTTACAAAATATTTTGACCTTGATCAACGAACAATTGGCGGCTGAACTCAATCTACTCAACAGCACCACGTCAGGACTGTTGCCAGACTATAAAGCACTGTCAGGGGTCAAGGTAGCTGTGGACGATTTGACTGTGACTCTAAGTCGTGATGACGGTAGCAACATGTCCAGCGCCACATTCAGCAAATACAGCAATGCCACACTGTATCAAACACAAGGTTCCATCACGATAAAAAATCGCGTCAACACCGGCGGTACCACGGTGGTAACTTTGAAGCAGAATTGATATGAAACAGTTATTGTTACTGGTCATGCTGTTCTCCAGCGTTGTATCAGCTGATCCACAAACAGATTCGGCTCAGGCCAGATTGAACTATATCACAAACAACAGCATCTATATAGATCAAGTTGGTGACTCAAACAACATCAGAATTCAACAAAACAGTGGTCAAGCCGGCATAGCTGGAGTGGGTGCCAACAGTATGCCCATACAAGGCGATGGCAATTACGTAAAGATAATCCAGGGCGACCCATTGGGGTCAGGACAGCACCTGGCAGAAGGTGCCGTCTATGGCAGTTATAACACTGTGATAGCCAAACAAGGTGTCGCCCTGGATGGGCAAACGTCTGGCCTAGATGCCGGCGGACACTATATCATGTTCACGGTAACCGGCACTGGCAATCAGATCTCCAGTGAACAGACCAATACCGGTTCAGCCAACATGAGCTATGTGGCCACCACAGTCAACGGCAACTATAACACACAGACCTTTAGTCAGACCGGCAACGGAGCCAAACAGATCACGGCCAACACACAGGGCAATCAAAACAGTCTCACTGCCACACAGACTGGGAGCCAACAGAATCTGGCAGTGAATTTTCTGGGCAACAACAACAGTGCCAGCGTGTTACAAACCGGATCAGCCAATAATGCCAATATCAGCATAGTCAATGCTGGTGGCCCAGGATCGGTCAATCTTATTCAAACAGGTGGACAAAACTATTCGGTCAGTACTGTTTGTGTACAAGCAGGCGGTTGCGGACCTATAACTGTGCGCCAAGGCAATTGATTCGATATAAATATCCGTATGAAAAAAATCTTTTTGGCTTTGATTGCCAGTTTTGCAGTACAGGCTGTGGCACATGATCTTGTGGTGAATCTTGGTGGCACTGTGGATCTTTCCAACACCACGATCAACAGCGCAGTGTCTTATATCAACAAAGATCTGCGTGCAAGCCCGTACAGTCAGTACATAGATATTGATAACATATACAAATCCAGCGCCAGCAGTGGAGTCACACAAAACCTGTTTGATGTGTATGCCAAGGTCAATTACGAATTGGGCGACGGTAAAAATTATTTACAAACAGCTGGACGATATCAATATGACGAATTTGGCACCTATAAAAATCTAGTGGTATTTGGTGTTGGTCATGGTTATCGTGTGTTGCGTACCGACACAGTCAAGCTCAGCGCCGAAACCAGCATAGCACAGGCCGAAAGTGTTGAGTTGAACCAAACAGTGTTTCGTGAAAGTGTATGGGCCAGTTATCAAATCAACAACAAAAGCACCGTTTCAGAAAAGTACCTGATTGAATCCGGTGGCACATTCCAATATCAAAAAAATGTCATGTCATTGAGATATCAATTGACCGATGATGTTGCTGTCAGCATCAGCAACACCTGGATCAAGGACAGCATCAACAACAAGTTGACCAATGCCACTGTGTTCGGGCTAGGAATGAAGTTCTAAGATGAGAGCCGAAGAATTCGTTACGGAAATAGAACGGGCAGAACCTGGTCTCTATACAGGTGGCAATAAAGAATTGCCTTTCACTGTGGATACAAAAAACATGCGTCGCATACGTCCCTTGCCAGGCGGAAGTAGATTTGGTTACTATATTGTTGATGGAACTGTGATCTATATCGTTGATCCCGAGCGACCCCAAGAACAACGTGAACGACCCAACGACATCATAGTGGCCAAGTTGCACTTGGAACGGGCTGATGGGGGACTGGCCCAAGCAATCCCCAATCTGTACCAAGTAGAAACTATCACAGTAGACGAACGATATCGCAGACAAGGACTGGCACGAAGTCTATACGGCATTGCCTTGACTGTATTGCGTTATACACTCATGGCCGGCAGCATACAGACCGCAGGTGGTAGGAGAATGTGGCAAATGTTGAACACCATACCCGGAGTGGAAATGTTTGGTGTGGTAGATGACTATATCATCGATGACAAAATTGCACAGGCCATCCTAAAACGCGGTGGCCGAGTTATACATCAGGCTCCCAGCGAAGAAATCCCAGGTGAAACAGATAGTGTGTACGCATTTCCTATACGTGCTGGCAGCAATGAGATAGTCAGCCAAATAAGAGGGTTGAGAGTCTATGACGACATGGACGATAATGGCGTATCTTTGATCGCTAAATGGACTGGTCGATGAGAACAAATGAAAAAAATCCTACTTAGCCCCTGGACAGCCTTGGTCACATTGGCCATAGTTGTGGGCATAAGAACAGCAGATCCTGTGTTTGTTGAAAGTGTGCGACTAAGATACTTTGATACCTTGATCGCCAACAAGACGCCCACAGTCAACAACATCTACACTGTCGACATCGACGAAGCCGCACTGGACCAACTCGGGCAATGGCCATTGCCGCGTGCGGAATATGCCAAAATCATACAAGATTTATATGCAAGACACGCAGGTCTAGTTGTGCTGGATGTGCTCATGCCGGAACCTGACCGTACTGGAGGCGACAATCGACTGGGACATGCACTGAAAAAATATCCGGTAGTGTTGCCAGATTTCCCTGCTGACCACAGCAAGAACATTGCACACCCGCCGGGCTCGGCCGTGATTGGCTCCAACAACCTGGACATGATGATCACATATCCGGGCCTGATTGCCAATATTCCTGCCATAGAAAATTCAGCGGCTGGTGTGGGCATCGTGAACACCTTGCCAGAAATAGACGGAGTAAATCGTCGTGTGCCATTGGTGGTACAAGTTGACGGGCGGCTGTATCCCGGGCTGTCTCTGGAAGCTCTGCGTGTTGCCAGTGGCAACAGCACATTCCAGGTGCGAATGAACGAGCTGGGTGTGGAGAAACTGCGACTGCCGGGCGATATTGGAATTGTTGCCACAGACAACTTGGGACGCATCTGGATAGACTGGAGTCAACACAGTAAATCGGCAAAGTTGACCGATTTACCCCGAGATTTTGGTGGTGCAGTTGTGATAGTGGGACCCACGGCTGCTGGCATTGCCAATCCGGTACCAACCAGTATTGGTGCGGTGTGGCCACATGATCTACAGGCCCGAATCATGGCCACCATGATCAATCACGTGGTCATACAACGACCCGGCTGGGCCGATACGGCAGAAATTATACTAATAATAGTGCTTGGATTAGTGCTTGTATTCTTCGCTAACTGGCGTAAAAAGTAATAAATATTATTATGAAAACATTTCGCGATTATATCAATCTAATAGAATCTGCTAATCAAAGTTTAGAAGAAAACTGGATCAATCACGATGCCCCGGAGATGTTAGCAAGGCACCTTGCTGAGTTGTATTACAACGGAATCAGTCCTGCTGATGAGTTTAAAATGGCCGCACATATCTATCAACAAGTTATTAACGGCGAAATGTCGATTGAGCAACTCAAGCAACACATTGCCAGACTTGAAAAAGAAAAGCGTAATAAATAAAAGTGCGAGTCGCGATGCTATCAACATCCACCCGCTCTATGATTGTAAAGGAATCACAGCAAATGTATTTACGCTATTATGTCTATGCCTACATAAGAAAGTCAGACCATACACCTTACTACATCGGTAAAGGTAAAGACGCAAGAGCTTGGTCTAAAGCTCATTCCGTCAAAGTCCCAAAAGATAAATCTAAAATAATTTTTATTGAAACTAAACTAACCGAAGTCGGTGCCTTGGCCATTGAGCGCCGATTAATACGTTGGTGGGGCCGTAAAGATCTAGGCACTGGTATATTACACAATAGAACAGATGGCGGCGAAGGAGCAACTGGCAGAGTATGGACAACAGAACAGCGTAAGAAAAATAGTCTATCACATACTGGTGTTGCTAAATCTGAAAATCATCGTATAAAATTAAAAGCCGCAAAGCAAGGCAAAAAACACAATCAATACGGCACCAGGCAATCCGAAGAATGCAAAGAAAAGAATAGACAAGCCCATCTCGGAGAGAATAATAGTTTTTACGGAAAAAAACACACAGATGAATCTAAACAAAAAATAAGAGATAAAATAACAGGTATAAAACGAGAAAAGTTGGTATGCCCACATTGCGGCATGGTATGTGCTAAAAATATATACGTCCAATATCACGGAGACAAATGTAAGCACAAATGAATAAACATTTATCCTATATTGTTCCAATCTTATTAGTTGTCTTACTCTACTTTGGTGGGCAATACGCTTACACGCATTATGCGTTCCTAATTGATGTTACTATTCCTATCGTAGCAGTAGTTCTAGTAGGCCTACATATCAATATTGTTAGATTTATTACAGAGTTAAATCAAAAATTAGCAATCAAACGACAGTTCGGCAGTTATGTCAATCCCACCATTGTGGAACGCTTGCAGAAAAATCCTGAATTGATCAAACTCGGTGGCGAACGTCGAGAGCTCAGTATAGTCATGACTGACCTGCGTGGGTTTACTGCGCTAGGCGAAAGTTTTGGCGACGATGTAGAAGGCCTGACCAAGATCATGAATGACTACATGACAGCGTTGAGTGTTCCTGTGTTGGCCAATGATGGTACACTGATCAAGTTCATTGGTGACGCCAGCCTACATGTACATGGTGCGCCATTGGATGATGACAAGCATGCCCAAACTGCTGTGCGCACTGCACTGGAAATGATCCGGGCCATTGAAGATTTCAATGTGGGCTTGATTGCCAGTGGGCGTCCTCCAGTGGGCATGGGTGCAGGTGTCAACACCGGCGAGACCTTGATAGGCAATATCGGTGCCAAAACCAAATTTGGCTACGATGTGTTGGGAGATTCAGTAAGCACAGCAGCACGCCTGGAAGGACAAACCAAGAGCTATGGTGTGCTGTTGATCATTGGTCCAAGAACAGCCGATCTGGTCAAAGATTCATTTGCAGTGATTAAACTGGATAACATCGCGGTCAAAGGCAAAACTGTTGGGCTGGATATCTATACCGTGGGCCAAACTGCGACCCACAAACATGAAGAATACATGAAAGAATATCTAAGTGGCAACTGGAATCGAGCACTTGAGTGGGCTAGAGAATTGTGTACAGATCCAACCGTGGACATACAGGAATATTACAAAAAGATGATCGAGCGGATGGAACAAGGGGTACCAGACAACTGGAACGGCACCTATCATGCCACAAGCAAATGATCAGTCGCTACCGCCGGCTGCTTCTTGATCTTGTACAGTGGCGTTGATGCGCTTTTCGGCTGATACTCGTTCATGTTCAATGCTTTTGCCACGAAGATGCAGAACCGTATTGACCTTTTGATTCAGTCGGATCAGGTCGTTGTCCAACATGCGTATACGGTCAATCAGTGCGATCAACACGGTGTTGGCATCTGATATGACCGGCTTGACTTCGGTAGTTGCCCACCGCCAGACATAGTGTATGACATAGCCCATGCCCACGGCCATGATGATAGGGAATCCGTACTTGTTTACCAGTTCTACTAGGTTTCCCATCACGTGTAGCCTCTTGTGAATCGTTCAACAGGATCAATCTTTTTGATCATCCGGATCCCAGTGACCAAACAGGTTTCAAGACGGAATAGATCACCTTCTTTCCACCCCAATGCAACTGTGTCCAACTCGTTGTCCAATTTCAAATAATTGGGATATAGATCCCATTCATAATCGTAGTATTTCATCAGTCTCTGCGACAATCAGTTTTTCCGTCAGCTCTGGCAATTCTGTCAAGATCGGGTTTAAGACCGAGGGCAGAACTTACTAATGTATCCACTCTTAAGACTTCATGATTCATGGTCTTGACTCGGTTGTCCAAGGCCGTGATGATGCCGGCCATGCTCTTGATACTGCTGAGCACTCCGGCCAACAACAGTTTGATGGTCAAAAAAACAAAATATCCACCGGCCAATGCTGCTGCAACAGGAAAACCAAGATCGCCAATGATCTTGAGAACATCATTCATACTTGCTCCTTGTCTCTTACAAGATTTATTGCCAGTATTTATTCACTATCAATCAAGACTTGATGCAAATAAAAAAAAGGGCCCGAAGGCCCTTTTGGTGGTTTCTGTTACGAGGTATTTCCTACCCTATGCAGTGATTAAACTGCAAATGATGTGGCTCGTACTGTACGTGCAGAGAACTTGATGTTCTTGCCAGAAACAGCGACTTCGCCTGTATTTGCGTTTGCATTTACGAGTTTTGCTTGATTTACAGTCATCGCCTACTGTGTTGCCTCTTTCGCTATCTCACCATGTCGAAACCGGTCGGACCCACCTAATAGACCTACAACTAACCAGAACCAAAGATTTACTGCGGCTACAATACCCCAAAAATAAATCCAATGTTCAAACATACAAGTCCCTTAGGTGGATCCGGGGAGAATCGAACTCCCGTCCACAGTGCCTTTGCTACGAAGGAATTACAACAATACTTTGCTACTGCTAGACAGTTTGCACCACGATTGATAAAGGTGGTGGATCAAATGTGTTCATGAATGTGACCCAGGCCGCGGCTGCATCCTGGGTTTCCCAGATAATAACAGCACAATCGCTAAGTGGAAAAATTGGATCTAGGGTGGGTTGCAATGCAGGAATACTCAACGCCGGCCCCGTGCCCGTTGTTTGAGCCAACTGACAACTAGCCAGCTGATTTTGCATAAAGTCCTCTTCGAGAGATGACAATTTCCTGCCCATGTTCATATTTGTGATAATAGTCATATCAATTCCTTAAATGATTTGTACTTGAGCCAGCACTGGTGGAGGACTAGCTTCATTGACGAAGGCTATCCAGGCATTGGCTGAATCGGCGGTGTCCCATATTATGATTACTGTTTGTCCATCGACACTAGTAGCCACGGCTGGAAAATTTCCTTGTTCTGCAGATGCGTATACATGGTTCTCGGCTGCAGCAATGGTTAGACGATTCATAACGTTGTTCAGTTCGACGGCAGTCATATCTCTGCCCAGGTTGACATGTGTGATAATAGTCATTGTGACTCCTTTTGATATATTTACTTACTCTAAAAATCCAAAATCTTTTTATAACATTATTTATGGTGGGCCTCCCGTGATTCGAACACGGCACCCAACGATTATGAGTCGTTTGCTCTAACCTAATGAGCTAGAGGCCCAAGTGTTTATTATATAGCATATTTCAGCAACTGTCAAGCCATCGTTTGAGATCACCGTACAAAACCACCATCATGGCTTCCTTGCTGCCAAAAAATATGATTTTTTTTGGTATGCCGCGTGTGGTACTGATATAGTAGGGCATCTGTATTTTGCGGTCCAGATCCAGCATCATGCGCTGATCAAACATGGCCGGATCTGAAATAGTGTATTCGTAGGATTCGATATCCAGCACTTCACTGAACACTCGGTATCCAGGGCCGGTCAGGCGCATACCACCAGTGTTGCGTATATTAAACCACCATTGTGTCCGAGCCTGGGCCACAGTGATACGATCCTGCTCGGGCAACTCAGACACTAATTTTTTAGTAAGTTGCAGACGGTCACGCATGATCAGAATCTTGATAAAAATTCTTCAGGATCGACGCCAGAATTGGGCAAGATCCATTGCGGATAGTCCAGGCAGGCTCTGGGAAAGTAATCGGTCATGTTGACTATTTCGTACTGGAATTCGCTGTCACGATTCCAGCTTTTCTTTTCAGCGATACTTTTTTCTACATCGAGATTGAGGACCAGATCAGCAGTATTTTCTTCTTGGTGCACTGTATTGCGTGCCTTGTCGGTCAGCCAAACCCGGTCGCCCAGGTAGCTGAAATGCCAACCGCCGTGACGCACAGTTACTACCTGATCCTGGGTCAACATACCTGTACGGCCTCGATAATCAATTTGTGCTGGAAGATTATACAGGTTAGATCGTTGATAGCGAAGTGCTTGTACACTGAACTGTCTGATCCAGCTGGCCCTGGCAGCCATGCTCCAAATGTCAAACGGGCCCGGTATTGGAGATGCACGCACATAATTAAATTTAAAATTGCACAGGGGCATATGGAAACCAAACACCGTGGCTTGGTCTTGAGTTCTTGTATAGTCAACACTGCTGGGTCTCACAATCTCATCCACATCGCTGTAGATCACAATGTCATCGTCGTTGGCATCGGCCAGCCCGGCAATGATGGCATCCCGCTGTAGATCCGCATTGTTCCAGTAATTGCGATCGGCCAAACTGGTATATTTGACATGACGGATCTTGTCCAACCATGGTGCGAATCTTTGTTTGTGCTGTTCAAAGATATAGGGCTTGGCATGATTGGTCAGGGTAAGATCACTTTCACACAGCACAAACACATCCACATGATCGTACAAGGTACGCAGGCGTAGCTCTAGCAGATCCAGTTCGTTGTAAAATATAAAGGTGTCGTAAACACGCATGGTGTCAAGGAAAAACTCGGTCGCCTTGCTTGAGAACCACCACTGTGAACTTGTCGGTCTTGAACTGTGAGTTCAATTTTTTGGCCAGGTTGATGGCATGTCCGGGATTGCTGAATGATACTTTTTTGTATTTGGGTCCCGGGTATTGCACCAAAAGATTGCTGGTTTTGAGGTTGATGGGCTTGCTGTCATAAAACACAGCCCATACTCCTTCGCTGCCTAACACCTGTTCGGTCTTGTAGGTGTTACGATTGGTTATTTCAGCTAGTACGATTGGCTTGGGTCGGCTCATGATCAAGTATTTATGGCGGTAATATACCCAGTTTAATAACTGCCGCCGTCCATGCGCACGGTGATCACTTCGTCTACTGGTTGAGCAACAGCTGACTGCAATTCCTGCATGTGCAACAACAGTCGAGACAGATCGGCTACCAAGGCTTGTGCTTCGTCGGCTGTCATCACAAGTGTATTTCTACCGCCCTGCAGGCCCTGTACACGATCAATAAATCTTTCTATGTGCAAACTCATCTGTGCACCTCATTCAGGTATGGATCCAGCCAGGGCGGTTCCCAGCCCTCAGGCTTGAGTATTTTGCCATCCTCTCTTTTGATCACAGCACCGGTGTTGACGTCGATCTTGTCAAAATTGCTGCGCATGACTTCGTTCCAGGCACCTTCGGCATCGGCTCCCATGCTGTGTATGGCACCAATAGTGACCACCAAGATATCAATCAAGGCATCCAGATCGGTTACCGGATGCTGGCTATCCTCCAGCTCTTGTACTTCTTCACGTATGAGATCCAGATACAAGGCATACTGATCTCTATTTTCTATGCCGACAGTTTGTCCGCAGGCCTGCATGAAACTGGCCTGCTGTTGGAATGGGCTAGACATTGGCAATCTCCTGTGTGTTGTGATATGGACCGTGATAGGTATAGCGTTGCAACACGATCAGCTTGGGATCTTGTACAGTACGCCATTTACGACCTTTCTTGACCTGATACCAACCGGCTGCGAACCAGCTACGGCTTTTGGCTGTCTTGGTAAACAGCGGTAACGCATGCGGCACGTCCCAGACCGGATTGTGTACACGACTGGCTGTGGGATACCCGTGTACTAATCGATCAGTACATGTTGCCACCGGTGCACGAGCAGGACTGGATTCAAATCTAATACCAACATCACGTTCCAACATGCTGATGGTTTTGTACTGTGTGATTTGATTGTTGATACGGATTTGGTATCCGCCAGCACAGGCTTCTACGTTGCCAATTTTTTTATCGTCTCGTTGCAGGATCCAAAATTCGTTATCAATTACTGGTTTTGCTATCAGCATCATACCCTTTCTTTTTGCACATCTGTTGTACTTTTACCGGCACGTCTGGGTGCCATCCGCCTATCAACTGTCTGCAATCGTAACGCATGGTGATCATGGGTGATTCCATGGCATTCATGAACCACAAAAATATTATGCCAGTGCCCAAGGTCGCTACACACAAGGTGACATACACTTTCATGTCAACACTCCTTGATAGGTGGCGTTTAACCAGCGTCCAAACTGTTCGGCTGTTTCGCTACATTTGTTGAGTTCATACTTGCCACAGAACTGCATGAATCTCACTCCCACCTGCCCTATATCTTTGTGACTGATCTGCTCACGTATGGCAGTGTCAATTGTTAGTTTAACATCCGCGGGCTGAGCAGTCAAGTCAATCAAGGTCCTGTTGCGCTCGTAGTCATCTAATACTCTATGCTCTACACCATCTGGATCTGTCCAGCGTTGTAGCATCATGTTGTTCCAGCTGTAACCTTGTTTTGTTCGGTCCTCGTACGCCTCCGCCAAGCCGACCTTGTTCTTGGTACCTTTGGTCCTAACTCCCGGAAACGCAGAAAAAACATTATCAGTCGGGTCGCCTCGCATGCACTTCTCAAAAAGAAGCCACCCTGGGTCCGGTATCTTTTTAGGTTCCTTAGTTTTCTTGTCGAGGACCGGTTTACCTTTCGCATCAAATATTCCTTCGATCGTGATCAATTCATCGCTAATGCCATTATACTGTTTTACATTTGTGGCCAACAGTTGAACAAAGTCAGTGTCACTGCTTATAATCACATGGTCGTCAGCAGGATGTAACGCAATCCATCTTGCTATGATGTCGTCGCCTTCTGCTGTGGCGCACCGTATGACGCTGCAATTGGTTCGTTCTGTCAGATACTGGGTCAAGCTGTCATAGGTCTCCCAGAACATGGCATCTTCTTCTTGTTCTTTTTCTGTGAGTGCCGCCCGGGCCACGGCTCGATTGGCCTTGTAGGGTCGATAGTGGTCTTTGCGCCAGCTGCGCCCTTCTAGAGCAAATACCACGTGATCAGCCGAAAATCGCTGTGCTACCTTGTTGGCGGCCATGAGTGTGATATGCAGGGCGAATCCGATCTTTTCCCAGGTATCCGCTGCTCTGAAAGCACCGTGTCTGGCACGGAAAAACATGTTTGCTGTGTCAATCAGCACATACCGCATATTACCACCTAAACGTATTTGTTGGAGATAATATATTGTAACATAAAACGATGGAAAAAGCTATGGCCATTTTTGCCAAAATGATATGAATTGGGTGCTACTGTTTCGATTCCGGCTGATTCCAGGATCGCATTGTAGGTCAGGGCAGGATCGTATGGTCCGATGTAACTGGAGCCCCAATCCTTTCGATCGGTGATGGCACCAAAATTGGTATTGCCGTTTACAAATATGTGACGTATGTTTTGTGCATCCAGTTCTTGATGGAACTGCCAAATTTCATCATGTGCCTGTAGAGTTTTTTGATTCCAGTCCACATTGATCACAAACTGTCGATAATCTTCCTGTAGTTCTGCTGGCACACGATCTATGCCCGATGCGTTGACTTGATAATACACATTGTCGTACAACCACTCTTCTCTTTCCCAGGTGCTCCACTGTATGATCACCAAGAGGTCGTGCGTGGTATTGGCACGTTCGGCCAACCAGGCTCGTGTGGTACGGATTATACGAGTATTGCTGCTGGCACTTTCGGCATCAAGATACAACGAGGCATTTAGACTCTTGCTCAACTGCTTGGCCCAGGTCACTGCCTGATTGTCCGGATGTGGTCTACGACCTAGATAAAAATATTGGCTATCGTCCTGAGCAAAAGCATGGCGATTCACAGCTTCGGCTCCGGCTGCGTGGCTGTCGCCATTTACATAAAGTATCATTCTTGATAGGCTGGGTTAGGGAATTCTAGTTCAAACACGTGATATGTGGAATTGTCTGTTTTATTTTTGAGGAGTTCTATGGTGCGATATTGCTCGGCTTCGTCAAGAGATTTAAAAATACCACTTCCATACGACGCTGTGCCCAACGTTGTGCCCAATATGGACACCGGCGATATGTATATACCACCATCGATTGTCAGTTTGGTCAATTGATAGACCTTTATGGTTTTTGGCGGTCGTAGGCCTTGCATCAACTGACCTCACTACGACCATCGCCGATATCTTTGCTGCGAATGATCCTGTTGCCATTCATGGCCTGTTCTTGTTCCCAAGTTTCGAGTACCACATTACGACATACATTTTGGAAATAACGATCAATGATTTCACTGTCAGTATCGGTCTTTTTCATCATGTAGCCATGTCTGACCAAGTCAGCTATCATTTTTTCGTTCCAATCAAACTCAAAAGAACCGGCATGGATATTTTCAGGATCTATGTCTACACTTACAATTTTAAAGTAAGGTTCACCACGCTCGGTGGCCAGCTCTTTGGCAGTTTTTTCCGGAGCCTTGGGAGCTTTGGGCGCCCGAGGCTTGGGATCCTCGGTTATCTTGATCACAGCGGGTTTCCGACGGAAACGATCAAATATGCTCATATTATTGAGGCCTAGTATTGCCGTAATGTACCACAGTAAACACTGTGCTGGTCTGTGGTAATTTTCTCCACGGATCCACAATTATGCTGCCAGGTTTGATTTCACAGTAGGGCTGTGTGTCCTGTTGGTCACCAGTGTATTCGTAAGTGATTTTTCTGTTGTGAGCCCAAAGGAACACAGCAGGTGTGCTGACTGTGTCTACCACGTCGGTTGGGTCGTCGCTGAGTGGATCCACATAAACCACGGTGTGACCGGCTTGTTTGACATAGTGCCCGACCAGAGTCGAGTACGAACCGATACAGTATTCCACATCAGGCTTGTAGGCCTTGCCGTGTATCACGATAGGCAATCCGCTGGCAACAGCTTGATCGACCAAGAACAGGGCCAGATTGCGTGCTTGTAATTCTCTAGCATGCATCACAGTATCGAACAGATCGTAACCGATGTCGTATTCTTGGGCCAACCAACGCAGAGCGATATTGTCTCTGGGATGGCAAGCGCCAGCATCGCCCATGCCTGCTGTCATGTATTTGGGTCCCATGATACGCATGGTGCTGCGTGCTAGAGCATTGGTCACAACATCTACGTTGATGTTGCCAATTTTTAACGCAAAGTCCTGGATCATGTTGACCAAGCCAACCTTGGCCGAAATAAATGTGTTGTAGAAGATCTTGATGGCTTCGCATTCGTCCCAGGTTCCGATTTCGTATCTGGGATCGTTCTGCATGATGGTCTTGTACAAGGCAATCAAGTCACCGGCGATGCCGGAAATTTCACCGTCTTCGGTACCGATAATGACCATTTCGGGATTGGCCATGTCCCATTTGACCGAACCCATGGCGATCAGGTATGGATTGTACACAAACTGATGAACCGGATCCAGCAAGGTAATAAATTTTCTGCGGGTGGTTCCTGGCAACACAGTGCTGATCAAGACCACTTTTTTGCTGACACCATTGGCATATTGATTTACCTTGTTGATGGCATCAATTACAGCGTCATGACCAAAGTCCTTGGGCTCCATGTGGCTGCTGGGTACCGAGCCATCGTAGCCTTCCGCATGCGGAGTGGGCACAGCAATAAAGATCCATTCGCTCGCCTCAACCAATTCGGCCATGTCACATACCCGTACAGTGTCGCTGGTTCTGGGCACAATATCATAGCCACGTACTTCGTGTTTTTCTGCCATGACTTCGGCACAATCTAGTCCCAGTTTCCCAATTCCTACAAATCCAATTTTTGCCATGATGATCCTTTGAGTTGTCGTGTATGTAATTTATCGTGATTGATCGCCACACTAGATTTTTTTGTAAACCGGAATTGGGTTCATTTTGTGTAGACTACGAGCACGTATTTGACGATATTTTTCAACGTTTTTTAACTGCTCGAGATTGTCAATAGGCAATTCATTGTTGTCCTGTCGCATGGCCATTTCTAGCTCGGCATAGGTAAGACCTCCCAACTGATCCGAATCGGTCCTGCCATCGTCCCACAGGCCATCTGTGGGTGGTGCATCGATGATGTCTTGCAACACACCCAGTTCGCGGCCCATCTGCCATACTTCGGTCTTGTAACAGTCGGCGATGGGACTGATGTCCACGCCACCGTCGCCGTATTTGGTATAGAAACCCACACCAAAATCCTCAACCCGGTTGCCGGTTCCTACTACCAGGCCCTGCGTGCTTTGAGCAATCTGATACAGGGTCACCATTCTCAATCGGCTACGGCTATTGGCCATGCCCAACAAGTTGTTGTACTGATTCATCTTGGTCTCGAATGTGTCAAACACCGGAGTCACATCAATGATCTCGTGTCGCACATTGTCGAATGTCTGGGTCAACCAGGCACCTTGTTGCATACTGAGATCGTGCAGTTCGGGCCGTTGGCGTATGGGCATGCTGACAGCGATGGTATTTAGGCCAGTCCTGGCGCACAAGGCGCTGACCACGGCCGAATCAATACCGCCTGATATGCCCACTACCAAGGTCCTCATGCCAGCTGTGTCAGCATAGTTTTTAATCCAGGCTGTTATGTTGTCTTGCAAATTCATTGTTTCAATCTCCATATCAAGTGTTCTACATTGTTGTGCCAATGTATTTCATGCTGTATTTCATCCATTGGATGAAATATTATTTCATCCATCCCAACCCGGGTAGCGATTCCGCGATAGGCCCATTCTAAAAATATACGGCGTCCGGATATCGAACAACGTCTAGGCCACAGCACAAATTTCAGTTGCCAGACTGGTGCTTGGTCAAAATAATCAACGGGTAACAAGAATATCAAGTGCCCCATTCGTTTTTAAAAAGCGGCACTTGAAGTCGGTCACTGTAGCGCCACCCACGTTTCATGGCCGCCACGGCCACATTCTTGTTGTTCAAAGTGTATACGCTTTCAACACCACCCACTGGCATGATATACACCGGACCCACAAAATCTGCCTGTTGGAAGCAGTCATATGCACGTTCAGCATCCAGGATGTCCTCCTCGGTGGCCACCACAAACTTTAGATAGCAGGTTCCATACTGCTGATAGGTTCTGACAATTTCTGGTCGGATGGCATCTTCCCAACTTTCACCACTGGCTGGCAACTTGGCGCTGATGCTGAATGTGACTTCGCGATCACCATTGGCCTGTGCCCACTGCCACAGATATTTGCCAAATTCTTCTTGTATGGGTTGGGTACCGTTGGTCTCAAAAGTGATTTCTTTTAATCGAGCCATGGCCGGGTGATCCAACAAATCCATGTAGGCACGTTGCCAACCCAGCAAAGGTTCCCCGCCTGTGATTACCAGGTGCTCGTCTCGCCACTCACCATGTGGCAAGATCTCCATGATACGAGCCACGATGGCATCGGTCTCCAGCATGGGACTGAGATTTTTAAAGTCCGGGTGCCACGACGCATAACTGTCACAGCCTGTGCTGACTAAAGGCAAATCTTCATAACGCTTGAATGGATTTAATTCATGTATAGAGGCCAAGTCATCGGCTTCGGTGCTCAACATAGGACGTGGCATACCAAAGCCCCTACAAGAAAAATTGCAGCCAAAAGTTCGAAGGAACACACTGGGAACCCCCATGTATCTGCCTTCTCCCTGGATTGAATAAAACAACTCTGCTATCTTAATCTTTGACATTTGTATCCTTTATTATTTCTAAGTTTAACACATTAGTCGGTAATTGTAAATTTTTTTGGAGAGTTTTACAATTATCTCCGTGCCATCTATTGTAGTTCGATACAACCGCAATTTTACCACAATGTTCGCACGATTTAGTAGGACGAACAATCCCAGTCATCCGCTCACTCATTTGTTTTTTCCAGTTGTCGGATTTGGGCATCTTACAGCCTTTTAATGCTCCTTGACGAATTTTTTCTTTTGCTTCATCAGATACGACTCTATTCTTTAGTGCTTCTTTTCTTTTTAATATTGTTTCGGCAGAATAAATTTCGTGCTCTTTTTTCCCACGCTTAGCCGCAGCACATTTTTCCATTATGGCAGGATCTCGTTTAACACCTCTTCTTGAATCTGCTTGTTTTTGTAATAATGCTTTGCCTTCTGGAGTTTCTAAAAATGCTCGCCGTTTAGACTTCATCATTTCTTTATATTCTGGATCTGCCCATCTTGCTAACGCGGCCTCCTTTTTTCGCTTGGTGCCGTCTTCGGTCATTTTGAGTTTTTTGCCCCAGTTAGGATTTTCAGGGCCTTTCTTAAACTGTTTTAACTTACTTTTCTCGCCAATCTTTTTTTTAGATTCTTCTGAGTGTTTTCGTCCTACCCAAGTGCCGCCTTCCTTGGCATACTTCTCTTTTAACATTTGAGAATAGTGTTTCCTAAATGTTTCATACATTCTACTGGAAATTGTGTAGGTATGATTTACACTGCGTTCCTTGGTAGTCATTTTGTTAATAAATGTATTAAACGCAAATGCCATTTTGCTACCGTATATGCCTTCAAACTTCATTTTCCATAACAATGCGTGAGCAATGTAATGTTCTCGGGCAGTTAGTTGAACTACATTTGATTTGACATTATCGCCGCCAAAACTACGAGGAATAATATGATGTGTTTCTTTATATCCTTGTATAGAGCCCCGTAGTTGTGCTTTGCGTATAAGGTTATTATACCACTTGCTGTATTTGCTTTCTACAAATTTTACAGGCCAGATTATCATCGATGTTAAGCAGAATTAGAATGCGGAACGCACATGTACCTGCCTTCGCCTTGTATGCTGTAAAACAATTCTGCTATTTTGATTTTGCTCATTTGGCCCACCAATTCTCCCAAGGGAATTCAATCCAAGAATCTTCCTCGGCTTTGTTTATT